AAAATCAACCGACTCCTTTTCGATATGAAATCCTTTTTCTTCTCTTGCAGATGCTATCTGCATGGATTGTATTTTGTCCATTAATTTTCTCGCAGACTCTGAAGCAATTCGGGAGGACATTTCCATGGATTCAGCTAGGTTGACAAGAGCTTCTGCGGTAACCATTGCATCATATTCTCTTTCAGCAGCGGACAAAGCTGCTGCTTCTCTTTCTGCTTCGTTTTTTCCTGTTCTGTTTTTTTTGTAAACTCTTTTATATTGTCCTTCGCTTAACTTAAAATTAGCTCTAGCCATACCAGCAAAACGAGTTGCTCTACCAAACGCATTTGATGTTTTTGCGACCAAGTTGGCTAAGTCATGAACCCCAAGATCAATATTATCCATCTCGGGAATTTCCACAAAGTATTTTTTATAGTTATCACCAGAACCATATGCGTTCACAACCTGAGCTATTTCAGGGCCAAGAAAGGCAGATAGTAATTTTTGTATATGCTCTTGATTATTATCGACCATCTATTACTCCCTAATGTACCAAAGATATTCTTCCATGTTCGATTGCTTAATTGTATCTCTTATCTTATCTTTTATCTTTCCAATATGTTCTCTTACCGTATTGGCATGCTCAGTAGTTTTGTCGGCTATCTCAGATGATTTCTTTCCGTCTCCGTACCTCCATTTTAGCAGTTGCCTTTCCTGTATGGTAAGTTGTAGGAAAGGTTCACTAGCGGTAGTTCCTAATACCCACATTTCATCTATTGGTTCTGTAGAAATTATTAAATCCATATTAACTTCAACTGGAGGCGGTCTAAACCCCACTTGCTTTTCTCCGCTTTCTTCCTCTTCGTAGTCATCGTTGTCTATAAGTGGAAAACTTTTTCTTCCAAGTTGATCTATCAAAAAAAGATCAACATTCTTTTTTAAGAGATAGAAAAAATAACTATATAAAAATGCACTAAACGGTATTGGTCCTTTCTCCGAATCTTTTCTTTGATACCTTTTAACGCATTGAAAAAAGGTCATCTCAACTGTTTGCCTTACATCCCTTTCATCGCAATACCTTTTAATCATGTAATTGATTCCGTTCATAGCTTCATTAACGACTTTCATGGTTGCGCTATCTATTTTGTTCCTGGACAATTTTATTCTTGCAAAGTTATCTTTAACAAACAGAGATATAAATCTCCTAATGTCGTAGTCTTTAAGGCTGTATTTGCCAACGTACAGCATTGTTGTGTACTTTGTTAAAAAGTTATTAAAAACTTTTAAAAGTTCCAGTTGAGATTTCTCACTACCACTCTTTGCTTTTTCAAGCAGATCTTGCATTTCGGTCTCACTTAGCGAGTAATATTGCTCCTTGTAAGCAGCCATCCTATTTTCCTTCCCATTTGTATATTATTTTAGAATAAAAATCTCTCATATCTTCATAAAAGATTACATTAGGTATTTGTAGTTCTTCAACAAAACTCTTTGCGTCCGTAGAGTACTTGCTAATTATCATTGTGAATTTCTCAAACTCAAGTGGATAATATCTCTTAAATCTTTTTATTTTTATTTTACTCTTATCGTCTAAGTATCCTTTTATCTCTATCCATTGATCTGAGTCTGTAAAATAAAAATCAGGAGTGTAAGCTTTGGTTCCTCTTTTTATTGGAAACGTAAAAACTTTTGGTTCGAATTCGTATTTGATCGCGTATGTTTTAGCGATACGCGCAAAGTTTGCTTCCCAAGCTGATCGCAAGTTTAGATTAAGATCTTTTCTAAATCCAGTTTTTGTATGTTGATAGACGTTGCCTTTGCCTCCGCTTTGCTGCTATACTGTCGTCTGCAAGTATGGATTCGTCAATATACTTATCTGAAATAAGTTTAAAGTTTGGATGGCTAGATTTTTGGGAGAACTCCAAAAAGAAGTCTTTCGGCTCGACAATGTTCATGTTTGTTATGCTATCCTTATTGGTGTAATATTCGTTAAGTATATTATACATTAATTTATACAAAAAAACAAACCACAACCAGGAGGTTGTCATGTCAACAATGGAAACCATCATCAACAGCTCCACCAGCACGGCTACAGACTATGTAGTTAGTCTGATTGAAGAGGCCGGATTCACCACCGAGGAAGCAACATCGCTGATTCAGCGTCACGCTTTCGACGGTGTTCAGGATTCTGTTAACAACCCGGTACAGAGCTAATTGATTGCCCTTAAGACCCTCCTTGCTGCGCTCCTGCAGCAAGGAGGTCTTATTTTTTATGCCTTCATTTTCTTTAATCGATTTGCCCCAGTGGCGCACGCTTTTGAAATTGCGTGATCGCACATTCTGCACGCTCTTTCGTTAGATGTTTGAGGAAAGTTAAAGTCATTTATCATTTTATTCCCAATATTTAATATATTTAACTTTACATTTTCCAAATCATCATCCGTAAATATGTGACCTTTTCTATTGCCAGACCTGAGATAATACAGCTCTGCGTACAACTCTTTGTCTGGATACATTTGCCTGACAGCCAGAGCGTATATTCCAAGCTGAAGATTATCCTTAACCGCCTTAGATGAAACTTCCCATTTACCGGGTTTTGTAATCTATGATCTCAACCCTGTCCTTGTATTCATCAATTCTATCAATATATCCATTAACATTAAAAAGCCCAATTACAAAATTAAATTCTTTTTCTTTGTGCTCAATCCTGAATTCTTCACCTGCGTGTCTATCGTAAAATTCTTCTATAATTTGTTGACCAACAGATATTAATTCGTCATTGATTTTTTGTTCTGGATCAAACCTGGACCTTGATTCCAGGTAGCTTTTATTTAATTCATTAAGATCAACTGGTTTTTTCTTGGCGAGTGTTTCCTCCAAGACCAAGTGAACCATGCTCCCGAAGAGCAGCTGCTTCACCAAATCTTCTTGGTTCTTTTTTAATGTAAGAAAAAAAATACTTTGCCGGACAAGACATATAGGCATCTATCCTTGAATAGGATAGATCCATTAAAGATATTTTTTCTAACTCACTGATACTGTAGGCTGGCCTGATTGATATCATTGCTGATCTTTTTCGGCTTCTGGATCGTAAATAAGAATTCCGTTCTCATCAAATTCTCTACCCATGTGATCAATCGTATGATTATTGTGAATGTTTCTGTAGCCATCCGGAGTTACAATCCACCCAGAATCGCCTAGTTCCATTTCTTCGTAGTAGTTTTTTTTCATTATTTTCCTTAAACTTCCGATGTTTCTTGATCATCAACGCCGTAATCATTTATGCTTACAACGACATCATTTATTGCGTCGAGATTATAATAGTAATTTAAAACACTGTAAAGTGATTTAAGTTCTTGTTCGTTGGCAAAAAAACCAACAATTCCACACTGGATATGATAGTTCATGAAACTTCCGAGAATCATTGTGCCCATCTTCGTACTCTGTCAAAACTATATTGTCTAATAAAATTCTTCCATTTTCTTTTCTGATCATACTATTCTCCTATCAGTCTTCGTTAACAATTGTTATTGGATTCCATTTTGGATCATTCATTTTTTCTCTAGTATCTTTAACATATGAATCCCAGTCTCTCTCGTCTTGAGTCTTTTGCTCAATCTGAACAGAACCGGCATACGGGTTTGATTTGAATCTCGTTATCACTATTCTACCAGTGCTTGTTTTCCATCTAAGTACACCATTTCGACAGTCACAGTAGTCTTCCGGATGAGCGTCTATAATCCCACGAGGATCATATCTGCCGCTACAGCTTTTGCATTTGTCGTATCTACCCTTGTTTTCGCATCTACCGCAAGAAAAGCAGTACTGCCAACATTCTTTTGTAGATGGATTTTGATAGGTGCCATTTGCGGCCATTTGTCTCTCCTCTAAATTAACTTAGATATTAGTTCTTCAGCTTTTTTATTTGTAGTTTTATTGAAACGGTAAGATGTTTTACCGTATTCATTTTCTACATTTAAGATTACTGGTCTATTGCCGTTGTTTGAATTTATTATATCACATATTTGTTCAAAAGATTCGTGGGATAAGTTTTTAACATTTAGGTTTATAATTTTACCAGATAAATTAACCTCATTACTTATTTTTTCCATCTTACTTAAGAACAATCTATAATTTAAATTCTCATCATTTATTTCTTTATTTAAAACACCCTGAACATATCCCATTTCTCCAACCTTGAAATAGTCATCAGAGTAGGACTTGGCGTCCTTGGGAAAAACAACAACCTCTAGCTCACCAGTCGGATCCTCCAGGGTGTACTTGTACATCTTAGAACCTTTTTTGGTTATAATTTTTTTACTTGAAGTTATAATTCCGCCAAGTTTGACAAAAGAATTTGACTGCATATCAGGCACGTCTATCATTTCTGCGTCTATATCCTGCCTCATCGCATCCCATATTCCTTCTAGCGGATGCTTGGTAACATAAATCCCAAGTTCTTCTTTTTCTTTTTCTAGAATAGATAATTCTTTTGAGCGATGCACTTCCCCTTCTTCGAAATCTGCTTGATCAATTAACTCATCTAAAGCTCCAGAATTGGTGAGGTGTTCTAAGGTAGACTTTTTTAGAATAACTGGATCACATCTTCTATAAAAATCAAATACGTTTATATATGGCTTGGACTCGTCTCTGCACTTGACTATGGCCTCGGCTATAGACAGCCCTATACCGTTAATCGAGGCTAAGCCAAAGACTATGTTCTTTTCATCTTTGACCTGAAAAGTAATTCCAGAACCATTAATTGACGGTGGCAAAACATTTATACCCATTTTTTTACAGTCATTGAGATACAAGAATAGTTTATCTTTATTGCCGGCGACAGAGGTAAGCAGCGCTGCCATATATTCAGCCGTAAAATTAGTTTTTAAATATGCAGTTATATAAGAAACCATTGCGTAACTTGCCGCATGAGCTCTATTGAAACCATACCCACCAAAGTACTCTATGTCAGAGTATATTTTTTCAGCCTTATACTCAGCTATACCTGAATTTTTAACGCAGCCTTCAACAAATTTTGTTCTAAACATTGCAATCTTGTCCATAAGTTTCTTGCCTATGACCTTACGAAGATCGTCTGCCTCAGCAGAACTGAACCCGGCCAACTCTTTAGCGACACCGAGTACGTCTTCCTGATAGAGCATAATCCCCAAAGATTGACCTAGCACTTTCTCTAGCTTTGGATGATCATATACTATTTTTGATTTTTTATGTTTTCTTTCTATGTATAATTTATCCATTCCAGAACCCATTGGCCCAGGTCTATGAAGAGAAATAAGCGCCATTATGTCTTCTATAGACTTAGGTTGCAATTGAACCATCATGTCACGCATACTGCTTGACTCAAGCTGAAAGACACCTATGGCGTTCCCCCTACATAGCTCCGCATAAGTTTTTTTATCTGCGATATTTATATTATCTAAAACAATATTTTTATTACGAGTCTTCTTTACTGTAGATATGCATTCGTCAATAACTCCTAGGTTTCTTAAGCCAAGAAAATCTATTTTCAGCAGGCCGCATTGTTCAACTCTACCCATGTCCCATTGCGTGATTAAGGGTGAGTCTGCTCCTTTCTGCATAACGGGTAAATATTCTATTAAAGATTTCTTTGATATCACAACACCCGCAGCATGTATACCCGTTTGCCTTACAACACCTTCGAGCCCTAATGCTGCGTCTACTATTGTTTTAGAATCCGAATCTGAATCATACGCTTGTTTAAACTCAGTAACTTCCATGCATTCTTGCAAGTTTTTTGAGATGCCCAACACCGGAGGGGGAACGAGCTTTGCTATTTTATCTCCAGAAGTGTAATCAAAACCAAGCGCTCTTGCTGCGTCTCTTATAGATTGTCTAGCGCCTGTTCTGTTGAATGTGCATATGTGGGCTACTTTGTCTTCTCCGTATTTACTTTTTGCGTATTCAATAACTTTATCCCTATATCTATCGTCAAAGTCTAAGTCAATATCGGGCATTGACTTTCTCCCCTCAACCAAGAATCTTTCGAACAACAAACCAAATTTAATCGGATCTAAATTTGTAATATCAAAAGCGTAGGACAGCACACTACCCGCTGCAGAACCTCTGCCCCAACCAACTCTTATGTTATTTGTTTTAGCCCATCTGACAAGGTCGGATACTACTAAAAAGTATTCCGGAAAACCCATTTCTTTTACGACTTTTATTTCGTGTTCTGCTCGCTCAATTACATTCTGGGGAAGACTATTGCCGTATCTGTTTCTTAAACCTTCCCAGGCTAATCTTTCAAAATATTCTGTTGATGTCTCTTTTGTTGGAATTGGAAAGTTTGGAAAATGTATTTCTCCAAACTTCAAGTTAATATCAACCATATCGCAAACTGACATAGTATTCTTTAACCAATCTTGATTAAATAATAACTCCATTTCTTCATAAGATTTCAAATAAAAATTATCACCGGAAAAAGAAAATCTATTTTGAGTATGTATATTAGAGTTAGTGGCCACACATAGCATTATGTCATGCGACCTAGCATCGTGCTGATGAACATAGTGGCAGTCGTTGGTAGGAATCACTTTAGCGTCGATAGCTTTTGCTATCTCTATAAGTTTCTTAGAAATTTTTCTCTGCTCTGTTATTCCATGATCTTGTATTTCTATGAAATAATTTTCTTTGCCCACTATGCTTTGCATTTTGTACGCAGCATTTAATGCAAAATTGTAATCATTTCTTAAGAGCGCTTGACAAACCTCACTATTTAGGCAGCCAGACAAAACAATTATTCCCTCAGAATATTGAGAAATTAAATCATGATCTAACCTAGGTTTTACGTAGTATCCTTCTAGATAAGATTTAGATGACATCTTAATAATATTGTGATAGCCTGTATTATTTTTGGCCAATATGGTTATATGATAAGGGCCTCTTTGTTCCCATTCGTTTTTGGATGGGCCAGATCTCTCCTCTTGATCCCTATCAAATCTAGTTTTTCTAGCCTGATAAAATTCGCTTCCGAAGAATAGGCTTAACACCAATCGCAGTAGCTGCGTCATAAAAATCTAGCCACGAATGAATGTTGCCATGATCTGTTGTAGCTAAACCCGCCATGCCTAGTTTTTTTGCTCTTTCAAGATACTTTTCTATATTACCGTGTCCATCAAGTAGCGAAAAAACAGTATGATTATGTAGGTTGGTCCAGTTTTTCATGTATTAACTAATACCCCTACTTCTATCTGAACCATCTATTGAATCATTACGTTTCTCTCTATATGTAATTATAACAACTCCACCACAGTATTTGCAAGGCACAGCCAAACCTTGCTGTGCGAAAGGACTATTATACATGTAGGACATTGGCTGATCAGACTTACACTCAGAGCAAACCCCTATCACATCGTCAGGATTTTGTATTTGATTCATTTTTATCCTCACTTTCTTTTTTTGTTTTATAAGCAAATCTTATGGGTGACGGAGAAGACTTATCGTTCGTTTCCATATACCTTTCTCCAATCTTAATCCATTTTCTTTTTCTTTCAAGCTTACAATCCCCGCAACCAACACCGACGGAATTAGCTCTTTCGCAAGTATAGGGCCTACCCCCTATACCCAAATGTCTTCTCTTTATCCAATCATTTATGTGAGCTGAAGATTTTTCAAAATTATAATCATTACAAAAACTTAATATTTCATGAAGAAACTTTATGGCATCATCGGTATAGGTTAAAATTGAACATAAGAATAACCTAGATTCGTGATCAAGATCTTTTTTGTCTTTAGCTTCTTGATAAATTCTTTTCACTGCTGGACAATTTTTAAAAAGGACGTCGAGTTGAAAGACCTTTTGAATCTCATCGTTCTTTGACTTTAATCTTTGAGTTCCATATTTATTAAAATACGAAAGATAATCTTTGCTTTTTTCTTTTTCTTCTTCCATCAAGTAAGAATGTTCTCTATACCATTCATTGGCTTTGTAGTTAAATGAAATATCTTCATAGGCGTGATCAGACGCCTTTTTCGCCAAAAGCAATATGTGATCAATCCCTCTTGAAAAATCTTCATAACTAAGAAGGGTTTTATAAAGCTTAGTATCCTGATGTTTAGTGCCAACCAAGCGCCACATTCTTCTAAGATCATAAACGGCTAAATCAATAGTCGGAATAGCTAAATCTTTTTTAATTTTTGATGCCATAAACTTAAACTGCGTATGCAAAGTGTTCGAAGGGGAGATGCCCAAACACGATGCTTCGCACTCAACATGAAAACCTTTTTTGCCGGTAAAATATATTTTAACCGCTTCCTCGGGTATGCTTTTATATAAAGAAACCAGTAGTTGCGATGTATCCGAATACGATTCTAAAATTTCTTTACTGTCAAGATCAAAATATAAATTTGAATACCTTGTAGCTTTTTCTAAGTCCTTTGAATTATATAGCCAAACAGAGGTATATATACCGGGTGTTGCCATTCTTGATTGCATAGTTTGCGACATCAGAATAGTCTAAAACAAGTGGTAAATTATTTTCTTTGTCTCTTATAACTCTTTTTAAAGACGGAACATACCTAGCAACCTCAACAAAACGCCAGGCAGAAAGAAATTTATTTTGTTCATTACAGGGTCTCATAAAACCTTGCATCGCCCCTCGTTGTTCTTAAAGTAAAAGAGAATACTTTTATCTGTTTTCATTTCGGAAGAAAACGTCCTATGGTAAACAGATTCGGTTAAATAGTACTCCCAATTTTCAAGTAAAACGCTTCTTTTAGCTACCCTATTTGATTGTGGTACCTGCGTCATTTGATCTCCATCTATACTCTTGAACATTATCTCCGTCCACTATAACATGAAGTTTCGACGCAATGTTATCCGCCAAGTGAACAATTTGATCCAGGTAAGTAATTGGTATTGTTTCTGGGACAGGAGACCACGGACCTAAATGGCATCGAACTAATCTTAAAATTGTTTGAACATCCTCCTCACTTAAAAACAGGGTTGAAGACGTAAGATCGCTAGCATACTTTTTGTCATCCTCTTGACACACTTTAACAAACTTACCTACGGTATACGGATGCATTGGATCATAACTGAAGGAGCCAGACTCGTCTAATTTACCCTTTGTAATATCATGCAGTAAGCATGCGGCAAGAACTATATCAACCTCTTCAGGTGGAAGACTATGAGACTCGCACAGTATCTTTGCAGTTCTTACAACCCTCTTAGTATGAAGAACATTCCCACCCTCGTTGTGTTCATCAATTGGATGATATTTACCAGAAAAAGAAGAAGGTATTTTCCAAAAAGATTCCGCTCTCAAGAGAACTGATCTCACAAAAGATTTGATGGGCTCAGATTTGATCATATTAATCTCTTGCAGCAAGGGCGCCAACACGTTATCCTCTTCACCCATCATTGACGTAACAACTGACTGCTCTAAGATGTCATCTAAAATATTATTTTTGTTATTTTTTACCATAATCTACTCTCTAAAATTTTTGAAGGACCATTTTGAACAAGGCCCATCAAAAGGACAACGTTTACAATAATAAGTTAAGCCTCTTCTTGGGAAAAAGTTTTTGTTATCAGACAATTCTTGTACCCAAAATTTTAGTGCTTCTACATCATCATTGTTTGTGTTTTGAATTTTTACTGAAGGATTTGAATCCATTATATCATAGTAGCCAAATTTAACTCTACTAATCATGGATGGGTTAGTTCTCTTGTAGGCGTAATACATGCAGGCGAAATCAGTATTATGTAAATGATTATTTGATTCTTTTGCGTTAAACATCCACTTGAGAATATAAAGTTGATTATCTAAAATGTAAATTAGATCAAAACTCCCTTTGATTAAAACCTTGTCTATCGGTAGATTGTATTCTTCAGATATTCCCACTGGAATAATTCCTGGATTTGAGAAGTACTCGTGAAAGTTCATCAACGCTGCGGTAGCCTTGGAGGTAAGACTCGCAGTGTTTCCATACGCTGTTTCGTGCTTCTCATTGATAACGTCTTGGGCAGACGCACCCTTAGGAAACCATAACTTTTGCCACCTATTTTGCAGTGCGGAATAAGATGCCGGACTACCACTTTGCTTTTTGTAAAAGAAAAAATTTATTACATTTCTTAATGTATCTTCAAACCTATCAGTCATTATTTGACGACTTGGTATTGTTTCTGTAAGCTCTTTGTTATGTCTGTAATCGTAAAGAAGGCCGCAAGTTTGAAAATCCTTAATAGATTTAGGTGTCACTTTTAACATTAGGAAAAGTCTCCAAACAAATCGTTGATTCTATTGTTTTCTTGATAGTCAGTCTCTTGAACTGACTCGTATTCCTCATAAGCTTTTTTACTATCGTTATACCTAACCAACGGTGGATCATAAACAAAAGTGGAACCAGTTATTCTGTTTTTAGGTATCTGTAACTGCATGACATACTCGTCCTCAGATTCGTCTCCAGATATAAGTTTTTTATCTGTTATAAATATCGTCACAGCACACTTTTGTTGTATCGACAATGAACCACCTGTATCAGACTGTTGAACGAGTTCTCGCTTTTCTTTCATTCTATTTGCGTTTTCTTGAGCGGTTATTATCAAAACGCAATTCATATCTCTAGCTAATTTTTCTAATCGAACCATCATTTCTTCAAATTCGCCCCACCTAGGCTTACCCTTTCCGCCCCTGGTGAACATTGACTGTATCGTGTCAATTACTATTACGTCAGGAATCTTGTTGTTGTGACCCATTAAATCTCTAAGCCATCTCTCAAGATCTTCAAAGTAAGGAGTGTCTGGATCATGCCTGACCATAAATCTTTCACCCCATTTGCTTAACCTATCTTTAAAAATTTGTACGTATTTTTTCTTTTCTTCACTTGACCAATTAGATGCTTCTGCATATATATTCTTTTCTATGACCTGGGTCATTAGAACTCTTTCCCAGTGAGCTTTTGCTTCTTCAAAGTTTATGTAAAGAATAGAGTAACCAGAGTCAACCCAATGATTAACCAAGCATTTGGCAAAAGTGCTTTTACCTTTGCCGGATGGGGCGATGATCGCATGAACAGCACCCTTGAAAAATCCACCCTTATCAGTGTACCCCATTGCTCTATTGAGAGACTTAAATTGAGTTGACATAAAGTCGGGTATAACCAAAAGATCCTCGGCCCTACCAGATATGTCCTTAGCTGTTGTTACATTATCTAGTGGATTATAGCTTATCTGATTCTCAAGCTCTCTAATTTTTGCTGTTAATAAAGATATTCTTTCTACGTCTTCGTCCGATTTATTTCCCTTTTGCGTTATGAGCATTTGCAGTTCTTGCAAGTAATCTATCTGTCTTCTTTTATTTGCCTTATGCTCTATGAGTTTTAACACAGATTCTGAGTTCGAAAGGTCCAAATTAATCAGTACGGAAAACATCGAATCAACACCAACTGGTCCACCCAGGGCATCGTATATATCTGTCTCTGTTTTTAGCCA